GTCAAGAACACCAGCCATTTTGAGTGCTGAAGCAAAGTCAGCAGAACACATTACCATGTTGCCCTTTCCACGACGAGTTCTTTGTGCGATTGCGTTGGCATCACGCTCGATTTGGAATAGCAGACCCTTGAACTTCTCAACTGACCAACGACCGTTAGAATCAACGTCAAGGTCAAAGATACCAGCAGTTGCGGTATTCTGTACAGCACCTTGCTCAGCCACCTTGTAGATGGTTCTGATAACCTCACGGTTGATTTCAGCAAGAATCTCTGTAGAGAGAATATTTGCAAGTTCTGCTTCAGCATTCAGACCGTGAATTGCCTTAAGGTCTTGTGCGAGTTCTAATGAATACTCAGCCTTGAGTGCTCTGGATTTTGCAGTAACAGTAACTTTCTCGATTGAGAAAGCCATCTGATTGAATGCATCAGCACCAGTATCAAGGTTCTCTGCATCACCTGTTGGCATACCTTGGCCAACGTTGTATGCAGTTTGATCGCCAGCACCACCAACAGGGTTGAGAACTGAAGGGTTAGTTCCACTTTGAACAGTAGTACCAATACCAGCAGCAGTGCTACCAAAACCTGCAATATTGAACCCAGCATCTTGACCGGAGAATGCAGAATCCGATTCATTATAGAATGATTCGTTACCTGACTGATTGGTATAACGTGAACGCATTGCGAAAATGAGTCCAGTAGGACCACTCATTGGTTGTACACCAGCAAGGTCATATGCGACCAGGTTGGGCATTGAACGACGAATGAGTGAAATCAATACGGGATCAAAACCTGCAGTAGGTCCGCCAGCAGCGGCACTACCACCAAAACCACCAGAAGCACCAGCAGCATTACCACTGTTGGTTGGTGACTCCATCAACATTGATAATGAACCATTATCAAATGAGGATTGCTCTCTTAAAAATCTTTCTTGGTTTTCTAGCAGAACTGCGGTTACTGCTCTACGATGAGAATCTTTGATTGGATCAAGACCTTCATAGTTGAGAAGTGGTGCCCACTTGTTCTGCAATTGTTCGGATTGGAACATTTGCTTTTACCTTTTGTAAGTGAATGTTTGCGTTTGAATTATGTTAAATTCAATTATTTGCTAAATTTTGAAAGTGTGTTTAGATATGCAGCCATAGAACCTGAAACAGATTCTGGTGCCGAATCTAATCCCTCAGAAAGGGTTTCGGTTTTAGCATATGGAGAAATCATTTTTGTTGGAAAATAAGATTCCTTTAGTGTCTCCAGTTTTTCACGATATTCTTCTTCACTTTCAAACTCTACACTTTCGGCAAGTGAGGCGAGCTTCTCTTTCTGAGTGTACGCAAGACCCTCAGAAATTTGATCTAAGATTCCATCAGCAACCGACTCTGCGAGACGACTGTTGAGTGAAACGTTTTTCTCAATCTGCTCGTTGAGTTTCGTCTCCATATCATCAAGTTTGTTTACCATGCTCTCTAGAACATCATATTTATCTTCAGGGATTGTTACATAATGTTCTTCAAAAAGTCCTTTCAGACCAGTCAAGAAGGACTCAGTGAGTTCTTCTTTTAGACCCTTTTCAATTGAGAGTGTGTTTTCAGCAAACCACTCATCAGCAACATATTCAAGATAAGAATCTACACGATCATTCAATGCTTCTTTGATTTCTTCAATTTCTTCTACAAGTGCTTCAGCATATCTGATCTCAAGAGATTCTTTGATTTCACCAATTTTTGATCTGAGTGCAGATTCAAAAACAAGTTTTGCTTTTTCTCTGAACTCTTCGGAGAGTTCTTCTCCACCGAGAAGAGCATTTACATCTTCTTCAAGATCAAACTCTTCTTCTAGATCCTCATCATCTTCCTCTTCGTCATCTTCTTCCTTTTTACTTTTCTTACCATTTTTCTTGGTATCTTCTTCTTCGTCATCCTCTTCCTCTTCATCCTCTTCTTTGGCTTCTAGAAGTTCTTCATCTTCTTCATCATAATCAGCATCTTCTTTTGCCATACCCTTCATAGGATCTGCACTTCTTGCACCCTTGTTAACAACATCTCTAACTTGCTTGAGTGTTTCACCAGGGGTCTTAAGTTTTGCAGAATCATCATCAGAACGATAATTCTCAGGTGTAGGACCACCTAAATCTTCCCAACTACCAGTTTGACCTGGTGTTGAACCACTTAAGTGACTCATTGGGTTAGGTGCTGGTGCATTAGCATTCACAGCAGTTTTGGATTGCTTTGTGCCTACTTCCATTTCTTGTAAATCTCCACGAGACATTTGAACTCTCCGATTTTCTTTTTATGAAATCTATATTTATTTATAATTTAATAATTTACAACGAATTTAGAAAATCGTTGAATAGATTCAATCTATTCTCTTCCAGTTGTTTTTGTGAAACTAACGTATTTATTCTATTGTATGCTTTCCTTGCAGAATGCTCACGAAGCACTCCACCATCCCATACCCATTCCTTACCTTCCATAATCCCCTGAACGAATGCATCAGGTGCAGAGGGGTCTGCAACAATATCAGCAGCAGTTGCGAGCATAAAATCTTCACCAACTTCACTATATCCATTTTGAGTTGGTCTTAGTGAACCAATACCACGAGAAGAAACACCGAGCATCACACCTTCTTTGAGAAGTGCCTCTGCAATCTTACCCATAGGAGTGGAAAGAATTTGTGCCTTACCAATAAAATTATTACCTTCACGATAAAGTTCTGTAATTTTATGAGAAACTCTGTCCAGATTGACTGTTGGACCATCTGGATGTCCGAGTTCACCAAGAGCACGACCTTTATTTACATATTGCTCTGTATATCTTTTGACCTCACGTTCCATCACGGGCATACGATAAATTCTTTTATTCCGATTTGGTTGTTCGGTCTGAAGAAATGGTCCTTTGATATAAAGAGTTTTTTTACCGTTTCTTTCTTCGGTAATTACTTCTACTGATTCAATCTCTTCGGTAATAAGTTTCATCAGGCATCTCCGGAAATTTGTACTTGTTGATAATAAAGAGTTCCTATACCAACCCCATATGCAGAAACTTTATTTGATGTGATGACAAACGCATCTGCGGATGAGAATGCTGTTGCAATACCACTTGAATTATAACTTACGGTAATTCTACCTTGGAAATAACCATTTACACCAGAAGATGTATCTACTGATGCAACTCTCTGATGAGAGAAATCATAATATGATTGCCCACTTGCAGTTAAACTAATGTAATCTCCAACACCAAAGGGAACTTGAGTTCCTTCTGGTACAGTCACGATTGTTGTAGTTCCTGTTGTGACTCCAACAACACGATTAGATGCCTTTGTGAGTGCAAGTGTTGCAGTTCCACCAGAGGGAACATAATAATCGGCATTAGTTGCAGAAGGAGTTGCTCCAACGGCAACAAATGCAGCACCACCTACAGCAACGATTCTTACAACACTTGATTGAACTGAAAATGCAGAAGATGTTGATGCAGTTCCTGCGGTGAAGTTGAATGAGGATCCAGCCCCAACTGGTCTATGAGCCATTATTTTATGAGATACACTTTTAGTTATTTATAAATTCTTAATTACTCTTCGTTTTCAACCTCAGAATCACCAAACATTGCGGATGATACAACGGGTCGGAAAGCATCAATTCTTTCTGCTGATTTGGAAAATAGCATATCTTTGATCTTATCACTGATTTGTGATGGTGATTCATCAGCAACAATCATATCCATTAAATCATCCATTTTATTACCATTAGACATAACTGCTTCTATTTATATCTCTCCACCCTTCGGCATTTCCATTGCTTTTTGCCTTGGTGAAACGATTTTTTCATCACCTTTTAAATCTGGCTCCATCACTGGTTGCCCCAAATCCATTTGAGATGTTGAATCTATTGGCATTCCTGTTGCTGGGTCTATAGGTTGATTTGGATCTGGAATAATACCCTTCCCAATTTCTTTTTTAATCAAATCGTCCTGTTCAATAATTTCAATATCAGTTTGACGAAGAATATTTCTTCTTACATAATCTTGTGAAAAATACTTACCAATATATGGTTCTGCCGTTGCGACCATCGTAAGTCTTTCATTTAATAGTTCTGTATTCTTCAGTTCGGCAAAATGATTATCATATAGGAAATCATACTGAATATGCTCATTCATTATCTCCCAATCTTCTGGAGTAATAATATTTTTTAGAATCAATTGAGTCTTGAGCATATCACTAAACATTACAGAAAATCTTTTTCTTAAACGAGCAACAAATTTACTAAACTTAACTTCATCTCTTAAGATTTCTGATGAACGACCAAGATTAAATCCACCTTCTCCATCCATTCTTGATGTAGGAACATTTAGAGAACGGAAAAGTTTTTTCTTAAAATACTCAATATCTGTGATTTCACCAAGATTCTGACCACCAGGAAGTGTAGTGATTTCAGTTCCTCTACCACCTTCACGACGAGGTAACCAGAAATCCTCAAGCATTGCCATAAACTTCTTATCATCACGAATTTCTCCAGTCGCAGAATCATACACTTGCTTATTACGATAACGATTCATTACATCACGAAGATATTGCTCTGCCTTTACCTTTGGAAGATTACCAACATCAATATAGAATATTCTTCTTTCAGGAGCACGAGAGAGACGATATATTACGAGACTATCCTCAATCATTCTCAATTGATTGAGAGACTTGATTGCCTTATGAAGATATGAGAGAGTTGACCCTTTATTGCGATCTACTAAACCAGAAGTACAGTAAGTAATGGAATCTTTTGACATCTTGATTCCACTGGAAGAACCTCCAAGTGCTCCTGGTGCCGGAGTACCTGTTGGATACGTCATTTTTGGATTATATATGAAATATTCCTCAATTTCAGGAAACTCATAATCCATTGGATTATCAACATTTCTGTTTGATAATTTATACTTATCATTATCGGTCTTTTTTGCCTGACGAACATATCTCATCTTAAGTGAATCAATATATCTCATCTCCTGAATTCCCAATTCAGGTCTCTTTAAATCAATCACTTTGTGATAATATAATCTCCCATCAATATACCAATTTCTATAAATTTCGTGAGATTTTTTATCAAAATCTAAAAGTTCTAAAATATATTTAAATTCTTTGCGTATTTTGTCTTTAATTCCATCACTTGCACTTAAATTTGAAAGTTCAATCGTAATAGGACTATCATTTGTATCCGATACGATTGCCTCATTTACAACATCTTCAATTGCACTATCACATTCCGGGTGTAGTGCCATCTCACGATATCTTTTGATTAAATCATATTCTGTGCGATATACTCCCTCAATATCTACATAAGAACCAAAAAAACCACTAGTTAAATAATGATCAACCCCGTCCTCATTATTAGGAGGAACGGGGGAAACCACAGTAGGAGATACTGGTTCACTATTTTCAATTGAGAATCCAAACAACCTTGCCATAATTTATTTAATCAGTTTATACTATTTATTGACCCTATCAATTGGTCTTTTCTGCAGGATACCAGTAATTCACTTGAAATTCAACAGTAAATTCTTCAATCGTATCTGATGTATCAAAGGAAAGATCAATTGCAGAAATATTTGTTGGGAAAATATCCTCAAATATATATGAAACATCATCTGCCACACCAGAATCTCTTGTTTGCCCTATTGTTGAAGATGTTCTTTTTAATTGAGTTACCGTGGCATTTGCCATATAATTATTAGGATCTGCTGCTCCACTTGCATCTTTATATTGTGCAATGTGTTGCATCCAATCTTCCATAACTTTTCTGATTGCAAAACCAGTATCATTAATTACGGTAATCTGCCAAGTATCAAATGTTCGATCTCCTGCTACCTTAAAGACTCTTCCTCTAAAAGGAATATCAATATTTGATACATTTGATGCAGGAAGATTTGCTGCCTTACATAACATCAGAAAAGTATCTTCCTCAAGCTTGCCAGCAGCACCAGGAATATTGCCAAATGATACTTCAAATAGATTGGCGCGAGCACCGCCACCTTTCAATGCTGTCTTAAACTGTGTTAGACTTTTGTTTGTTGCCATTTGTGGATTCTCCTTTTAATTTATTTATTTTAAATCAAACAGTACCAGCAACTTCTTCAAAACTTACGCCTGTGCGAGTTGCAACAAATGTAAGAGTAACATAATTAATTGACTTAGTTGGTTTCAAGTAGATGTCAGCACGGAATTCATTATTATCAATCACATCAGGAGTGTTATTTGTTGTATCGCAAACAACGAGGAATCCATAAAGACCTCTTTTTGCTTCAACGTCACGAAGATATGGTTCAACAATGTTTCTGAAGTTTGCTCTAGTCAGTTCGTCATTGAGTTCAAAGAGTTGAGCATTTGCTGCTCTTTGAAGTGCTTGTTCAATTGTAAGGAACAGACGACGAACGTTAATGCGATCAAATGCGGATGCATATCCAAGAGCAGTCTTATCTCCAAAGAGAAGAGTACCAACTCCAGGTTGAGTAACAATAGAATTAACTCTTAATGGATAGAGTTGATCTCTTTGATCCTTGGAAGGATTGTATGCAAGTTTGATTGCATTATTCAGAATGCCTCTTTGTTGTCCTGCAGGAGAGAACCAAGGATATGATGTAATATTTGTTCTGCACATTAAACCTGCAATATCAGCATTGCAAGGAACGTAGCGGAACTGGTTGTTGAATCTATCATAGGTGTACTTATATCCACTATCAAAGACTGCATAAGATGATGAGGAAAGTGAACTGAAGAATCTAATCAAATTGGTTGTCTGAGTTGTTGTATTGGTAATATTTACCAAGTTTGCCCTATGAGGACCAACCACTGCCATACAATCCTTTCTCAATTCTGCGATTGAGATTAGACTATTTGCTTTTGCTTG